TCATAAATACCGCTAGCATTGTAGCCGCCAATTTGAGCGATAGCGAATTTATCATGTGCATAGCCAAAACGGCCTTGTTCACCTTGGTAAATAGCCCAATCCACACCTTGGTCACCTTTTGCAGCAAATACATTTAAAGGAGTAACTGCTGCCAATGCTACAATAATCAACGTCACAATTTTTTTCATAAAGTCACCTTCCTATTTTTTATTTTTTAAATTTTTTATGAAATCTTCAAATAGTTCCGTAACTACTCCCATCTTCTGATAGTTCTCAAATATCGATTTAATTTCCATCATCAGATAGCCAACATACAGAACATATAACAGCCCCACACCAGCGCCACCAGGTACCAACGGTGCTAAGGGAATGAAAAAAAGCAGCAAGACAATACTTGCTACTTTTCTTAATATTCCGTTGATTCCTATTTTACTTTTAAACTCAATTTCTGGATTTATCTTGGCTGCGATAGTACCACTAATAAAATCAATAGTCATTGCAATGCAAATCAACATTAAAACATATACCGCTTTATGCTCTTGATCTACTACAAAACGCTCCAAAAAATCAAATACCGCCAAAACTACTTCCCTACTTTCCGACAATTTCTTTCGCTTCTTTTTCTGTAATGCAAAGTGGGACAAACTCCATTACTTGTTCATCTGTAAAACAGCCCCAGTCGTACATCATTTTAATGTCATCAAATGTAAACATTTTATTCCACTCCTTCTGCTAATTTTTCGTTAATTTCTTTTACTTGATTGGTTAATTGATTAATCGCAAGCATTGATTTTGCACTAATTTGCGCAAAATTATCTGCTTTTTTCGTTACTTCTGAAAGCTCTTTTTTTAAATTCACGTCATTAACCATGAGTTTTGAATTCAATTGTTTTAATTCCGCATTTTCTGCTTGTAATACTTCAATGTCGGTTGGTGGTGCTGGCTCTGGTTCTGGCACATTGTCAGGATCGTATATTAAGCTTGTCCCATTCCAACGGTAATTAAAGAAATCTGTTGGCTCTTTTTCTACTTCAAGTTCAATTTTATTCGGTTGTTCCATTGTGGAATATCCGTCTAAATAACCTTGAATATCATCAATCCAAATTTTCATGTTCTCTTTCCTCCTAGTATTCATAAATCGCACTTAACGCAAACATTTTACTACCAGACCCTGCTGTATCGCTAGATGATGCATTTATATCATTACCAGTAATTTTAGTATCCTTAACATATAAATATTTCCGCACTAAACTATTAGCGTTGTATCCATGTAAAAGAAAAACAACTCCTCCAGAACCTGGATTCTGCACATGCTGTTTAGGTACTAAGAAAAAGTGATAACATGCACCGTTTAAGGTACCGTCTTTTTTATATTCTTGCCATTGGAAAATCCACCCGTTCTCGCACTGTGAAAGCGGCTTAGAAGGAACATTACCGTTTCCTGCAGCTCCCCCATACCATGCACCTGTCCACAACGGTTCTTTTTTGGTAATTTTTTGATATGCTTTGTCCGCATCTATTTTTTTTATATAAGATTCAAGCCCATCAATTGCGGCAGTATGTGTTTTAAGATAGACTGGTTTTCCTTTTTCTTTTAATTGAACAATATCTGTTGTCATTACACTTCCCCTACCTTTTCAAACGTAATTGCTGGCAATCCATCTAGCTTTGTTTTATCTTCTTTAGACATCAAGCCATTTTTTATTGAGGTTGCAACGTCTGTCGTTGTTGCATTTTGCCCTGCTGGACCTTGCGGACCAACGTCTCCTTTATCTCCTTTTGGACCTTGTGGACCTGGGTCTCCCTTTTCACCTTTTAATACTTCTGGTTTCCCTTCCACGGCATTCCAATGTGTTTGAGGAAATACCTGTGTTCCTCCTTGTTTTAATTTAACAATGTCTGTCATTGTACTTCGCCTACTTTCTCAAACGTAATATCAGGTATTCTGTCAATGGCTTCTTGGACTTTTTGGTCAACATATTGTTGATTCACTCCGCCACCATCGCCACCACCAGTTGCTGAAATAACACCATCTTCTGAAATAGAAATATTCGCTCCAGCAGTATAACCTTTCAACTCTTCCAGTTTCGATTTTAGTTCAGTGGTGAAATTTTGATCTGTTTGTTTTACCGCAGACAACGTGCCGTCTTCTGCAATTTCTAACAGTTGGCCAACCTTTATTCCGCCCAATTCGTCTGTAGTAGCGATTGGAAGAATATACACGCCTCCCTCGCCATTTGACAATCGTTGAAACATTTCAGCAGTGATAATACCGTCTGTTTCTTCTGTCGCATAAGGAAGTTCTGTCAGTGCATTTTCTAAGCCTAGATCTGCTTTAGTGATAATTACTGCCCCAGTATATCCATTAACAGATAATACTTTTGATTGACCCGCAATAATTTTTTCTAATCCTCGAACAGCGGATGCATGTGTAATAGGATAAAACTGACGTTCCACGCCATTTTCATCGGTTTCCATCATTCGTTTTGCTTTAACCACTTATTTCACCCACTTTTTCAAACACATAAGCGTTCTGTTTTGTATCATCAATTGTTGCGATAACCAATGCCCCATCAGTCGCAGGATAATCAACTGTTCCAACAATTTCTGTTTCATGATTCATCGAAAAAGCATCATCTTGTAAAACAATCAAGTCACTTATTTCGCCATATTCTAACGTATATAAGCGTTTCTCTAATTTCTGATACAAATATTCCATATCTGCCAATAAACGTTCAGAAATTGAATTATGGCGCACTCCTTGAATGTCTACACGTGCATCCATTAGTTCTGCTAACATTGTTCCGCCTGGATCAACAGTTTTTAAAATATCTTTGATTGATTCGAACCAGGAAGTGAAATCTGTTTTTTGCGCATCTCGCCATGCTTCAAACTCTTCTTTTCTGGCATTCATCCAATCAGTAAAATCACCTTTATTTTCGTTGATAAAAGCGGTCATGTCTGCGATTAAATCTTCAATGGACTGCCAATAAGAACCCATTTCACCTTCTGTTTTCGAAGCAGCATTCACTACAAAGTAAGAAAAGTTCTGCGTTGCGCCAATCAGGTTATCACCTTTATGAATACTGAAATATGCTTCTTGTCTGTGTAACGACTGCATAGAATATTCATCAAAGCTATACTGAATAATCCCTTTTTTAGCATCTATAATTTTTGCTAAACGTTGAATTGGATATTTATTATCAATAACCGATTCAAAAAAAACTTCGCAACCTGTTAAATCAAGTGGCAAAGCATTTTCTACGATATTTACTTGTAATACTTCTGTGTTCTTATTCCCTTGACGTACATTAATAATACCGACATAGTTGTATGGTTCGGTTGTACTTAGCGTTGCTTGCCATTTAACCATTTGTGCACTCCTTTCTAAAAATTAATTACATCACGTGGATTGATTCGTTGCCACTGCGCGCCTTTCCATACTTCAAAATGAAGATGAATGCCTTTAGCAAGCCCAGTGGAACCCATTATCCCAACACGTGAATTAGTCGTTACTTTATCGCCTATAGCTAAATCAACAGAATTTAAGTGACCGTAATAGGTCCAATAACCATCATCGTGTTTAATGACAACATAATTTCCTCCAGTTCCATCATAAGTGACGGTTTCAACTGTGCCGCTACGTGCCACATAAACAGGTGGCATACTTCCAGCAGGAACTGAAGCAATATCAATTCCACCATGAATAACGTTCGTTCCCCAGCCAATTTGATCCCACTCTTGCGTAATCGTATAGCTAGATCGTACAGGGTTCATCCACGTTGGATTACTAGGTTGCAAACCATGCAATTTGTTATACCAGTAAATCGCCATATCAATCCGCTCTGGATGTGTAACTGCTGGTCGCTCAAAGTTGGCTTCAAACGCCATCGTAGCTGTTCCTATATCTGTTAATGCTTTAAATTGTGCAACTGAATATGGATAAGCAGAAGTAGGAATATACTGTCCGTTATGCATATGCCAGTCCAGCAATTGAAGTTGCGTATTAATGTTTCGATAGTCACCACTAATACCAGCTTGTGCCAATAAACGTTGAACATATGCACGACCACTTTCACCAGCTACAGGTGATGTCCACTGAACTAAACCATAGCCAGGACCTCCACCGCCTTCGTCAATGTCTGGCATAATGCCTGATTCTTGTTCCATATTTCCTAAAATACCTGCAGTTGCTTGTTCGCTATAACCTTTAGATTTTAAGAACTGCCAAACTGCCCAAGCGTTTTTCTCTTTTTCAGTAGTCAATTCTGGAGGTGTACCGCTACCAGTTCCACCAGTACCACTTCCTGGAATAACTTCTTTACCTCCGACATATAATTTATCGAATTTACCAATAGTTCCTTTTAAAATACCACTAATATCTACTTCATTAGAAACACTGAAATTACCTTTGTGCGACCAGCTAGCATAACTATTCACTTTCCTATTATCTGGATGAACATCTGCTGGTATTTGAATAATTGGAACTGATTGCCCCTCATTATTTTTACTAATCGTATTGATCGAAAAAATGTAACCATGTTTTTGTCTAACAGCGAAACCATTAGCTTTTTTTCCACTTCCATCATACGTAGCCTTAATATCACCAAATAATTCACCATGAACATCTTTTAGGCCTGTGCTTACTCTTTTACGTTCAAATGCTACCTTTCCACCTTCAACCACAACTTGGAAATCTTTATCATCTAACGTTTTTAAAGCCACACCTTGTACTAAAATGCCTGTCAAAATTCCTGCTGTAATAAAATTAGCAACAATTGAGCCATCTTGAGTAATTGCCGTTTCAAACGGTCCATTTACACCGCTATTTGAATAACCAAGACCTCCTAGGTTCCAACGCCATACTTTTTTTGCATCATTCGCATTTGGTCTGTCCATAATTAAAATTTCTTCTGGTGCATCTTTAGGACGAAAACGAACATAGCCACCTTTTGTTCCTGTTATCCATTGAGTAGCGTTCACGATAGCATTCTGTAAATCCTCACTCTTTACTTCAAGCTTTTTAGTTATTTGATTAACTGCAGTATTTACTGAATCTGTGTAAGATTTTATTTCGTTTCCTAGTACGATATTTTTATACTTACCTAAAGTAGGAAACCAAGTACACTCTGTCACTCTTTCTTTTACTCCAGTTATTCCGTTGTATTCAATATCGCAATACACAGTGTCCCCAAAATTCAATTTCATTATCTTACCGTAAAGTTTTTGATACTCTATAGTATTTTCTAAAGTAACCATATTGATTTCATGTGTTACTTTTGGTTCATGGATTCGTTCTTTGTCAAAAAGTGATTGTCCCCATTTTTTTAATTCCTCTACAGTTTTACATTCGCTATTGGTCCTACTAGTAATACGTCTATTTTCATCGGTTACCCCTTTTGTTTCTAAAAAAGCAAAGGTTATTGGCTCTTGATCTTCGTTATAATTAATATCTTCAGGTGTTCCACCAATTAAATAGAGACTGTTGGATACATTTAAGTCATCCACAGTCTCTTTTATTGATTCTAAATTAACACCTAAATCTATTCTAAAACCATTATCTTCACCAATTCTGTCTTTTAGTATAAGTCTGTAGTTATCCATATCTAGTTCGCCAGAAGTTACACCTGCTAAATTTTCATTACCGTTATTTTGCCCAATAATAGCCGATATTGGATTTACTTCTTTTGCGGTAAATTGATGTTTGGAATTGATATTACTTTCATAGATAAAAGGTTGCTTAAATGCTAAATTCGCTTTTAAGTTTTCCATAATCTGATTACCAGTACCATTAGCAGTATATGCCATTTGAATAAAGTTACGATTTGCCTCATACCCTAAATGTAGAGCTTTGATTGAAACAGAATGTAAATTTTTATCAACTGATTTTATTCTGAAATACTGCCATGAATCATTAGAAACTAAAGCTTTTATATAGTAACCCTTCTTTAAATATTCTTTATTCTCACCAACCAATGAATAATTACCATAAAAAGAATATTCACTATTCAATGAACGAGTAATTTCAGGGGCATCGGCCCAATCTAACAGAGGGATGCCATTTTCGGATAAATCTTTTGGTACTTTTTCATAAATGTAAATTGGATTAATCAAAAATATACACTCCTCACCTTTATTTTTATACTTGAAACACTTCCTGTTACCTTTACTTTATTGGTTCCTGGTGTCATTCGTATCCAGTTTCCTTTTGTTCGTTGAATTCTTCCCTCATGTAAGCAAACAGCTAGTTCATTATCTAATGATAACAAGCCAGCAGGTGTATTTATTAAAATCAAAGTATTTTTACCACAAGTAATACTGATGTCACCGCCAGTAGATTGAATTTCAAATAAAGGAAAGCAAATTTCATCCCCATGATTGGTAATGTCATTCTCTCCTTTTTTTAGACTGACAAATTCTTCATTTACTTTTCTCTTTAGAGGTTCACAACGAAAATTTATTTCAAAAGTATAAAAAGTTCCCCACTCATTTGTGTATTCAACTTCATTACTAACATTGCATACCGCGTTAACATACAGGTTTTCATTATTATGTGTGATTAATTCTGACTTGCCACTAAGCCATCGTTTCACTTCCGCTAATCGGTCATAACTAACACTGACGTCTTTAATTTTGAAATCAAACGGTTCATAATCACCAAACCATTCATTCAATACCCTGTTACTACCTACAATAGTTATCTCGTTATATCTTGGTTTAGCGACAATTTCAGGCAATTCAGATTCAATAATTAAACCATAATCTATAAGAGCATTCGCTCCTTTCCATACAAAATTAGGCGTATATCTATCCATTTTTACACATCTCCTGTCGCTAAATTATTCCAAACATTCGCTTGAAACATTTTCCTGTTCAAACGATTAATTTCACTCGGATTATTTGCATCTACTTGGCCAATATGAACATGTTGTTCAATAGTGTTACCACCTTTCAAAGCACCACCAATTCCACGAGCTTTTTCTTCTGGTGACAATGGAGTTACTGTTGTCTTGCCGTTTTTAGCGGTTAAAAGTTCAGGACCAGCTTCACCAACAATGGCTTGACCATTTAGAATAGTTCCACCTTCTGCTAAATAAGGGATTTTTCCAATATGAAATCCTTTACCGCCAATTCCTGGCACCCATTTAGGTATTTTTATATTGTTTAATCCACCAATAAATCCATTGATTAACGTAATCATGGCATTGATTGGAGCTTTAGCTACTGCAGCGATACCTTCAAAAATACCACCAAAAATGTCAACAACACCTTGCCACGCTCTTGACCAGTCTCCAGCAAATACTCCCGTTACAAAATCAACGATACCGCCAAAAATACGCTTAATTGCATTTACGTAATCGCCAATAATTTTTGCAGCCCCATCCATGGCACCACCAATAAATCCTGTGATGAAATCAAAAGTAGATTTTGTCGTATCTTTCAAAACATTAAATACTCCAACCACAATATCTTTAATTACTTTAAAAGATGTATTGATAAAATCCCTAAACCAACCGATTTTATTATATGCAACTACGATTGCAGCTACCCAAGCGGCAACCGCCGCAATTACTAAACCAATTGGTGACGCGATAAAAGCAATAACTGGAATCAAACTACTAATGGAACTAGCAAGTGTTCCTAAAACTACTAATACTGGACCGATAGCAGCAACAACACCAGCTATCATTAATATTGTTTGTTTTGAACCTTCATCTAATGAACCAAACCAATTTGAAAATGCAGTTACAAATTGAGAAACTTTTTCTGCAATATCAGCTACTATAGGTATCACAACTTCCCCAACTTGTCGCATTGCATCAGCAATTCTTAGTTGCGCCTTTTCCATTTTTCGTGCTGGTGTATCATCCATTTTATCAAAAGCTTCTTGAGTAGCACCTGCTGAATCATTAATTTGTTTTAAAATTTCATTGTATTCAGAACCCTCACCTTTTGAAAGTGTTAGTGCTGCAGTTCCTGCTTCAACAGATCCAAACATATCATTTAATGCTAAACCATTCTTATGAGCATGTTCATTCATCAAATTAAGAACATCAGATAAATTATTCCCTTCATCCATTAATTGTTTAAATGATTTTCCTGCAATCTCTTTCAAAGCTTTATCAGCTTGACTACCAGTTTTTCCTAACTCATTTAACATGGCTTTTACCATAGTTCCAGTTTCTGCTGTAGCAATACCATTTTTGGTCATAACAGCATAAGCAGTTGATAATTCATTCATCCCTACATTATTAGCATTAGCTATTGGAATTACTTTCCCCATAGATGAAGCTAACTCATTTACAGTTGTTTTACCTAAATTTTGAGTAGAAATTAAATAATCCGAAATTTTTCCTGCATCAGTAGCTTTTAAATTATATGCATTAATCGTTGTTGTTAATAAATCTACCGCAGTTGCAGTTTCAGTAAAACCACCCTTAGCCAATTTAACTGCATCACCCACAAAATTAACAGCATCAGCTTGATCAACTGATGCTGATATAGCTGAATAAACTGATTCAGAATATTCTTCAAAGGACACACCCATATCTGTTGCAGTTTTTGCAATTTCATTTTTATATTTTTGAAAATCAACTTGACTTGAATCTAAAAGAGTAGAAACTTTAGCAAATTGTGTTTCTACTTCTATTGCTTGCTTAGTAGCAAAACCACCTATTGCCATGATAGGTACTGTCACACCTGCAGTTATTTTAGTACCTACTCCTTTAATTTTTTCGCCAGCTTCACCTATTTTTTTTATATTATCTGCAGCAAATTTTGAAGCTTTTTCTTGCTCTTTAAGTTCCTTATTGGTTTTGTCCAACGCATTTTTTAAATTATTTTCGGCAGTTTCGGCTTGTAGCAAACGATCATATAATTTTTTACTTTCTTTTGAATTTTCACCAGTTGCTTTTACCGATTCCTCATACTCTTTTCGTAACATTTTTGTACGTTTTTCAGCTGCTTCTGTTTGCACTTGTAGCTTTTTTTGTTGAGCTACTAATTTTTGGGTTGCAGTAGCATCATTCCCTAATGCTGAAATATGAGCCTTGTACTCTTTTGCTGCGGTATTCATCACTTGATTAATTTCTTTTATAGTTTGTGCATATTGTACCTGTCCATCCATTTTAAATCGTAAAACAACATCTGATTCATGCTTTGCCAAGTTCTCACCTACTTTCTAATTAAAAAATGGTGTTTGATCCATCGTATAAATCCTATCATTCTGTTCAAACTCGAACGCATCAGGATTATTTCTACGCAAATAAAAAATGAACTGCTTTAACCAAAAATTTGGCGTACAGTTCATAAAAAAATTTACATCCCAACCAAACAAGTCCATTGCTACATTTAAATAAAAATCCCAAGGAATTTCTATTTCTTCCGCTTGTTTCGATTTTGGCTGCGCTTGTTTCGATTTTTCGGTTGCTTTTTTACTGTTTCTAAATCTTTTTGTTGGAAGTTTCCGTTCACGAAAACATCCATAACCGTTTCATAAGCACTGACAATTTCATTAATTGCAATGGCACCTTCTAGCTCTTTAATCGTACATTCAGTACCACCAGCTCGCACCATGCCGTACATCAATGAGCGAATAATTTTTAATTCATTACCACGTAACGTTACTTGATCTTTTTGTAGCATTTGATTCAAATCTTTTTCAAAAATAGGATACGGCTTTCCATAAGCTTCTTGAATATAATCTAATGCTGACATTGAAAACATAATAGGAATTTTTTCTCCTTGTATTTCTAAATAATCAACATTAATATTTACATTTACTAAATCGCGTAATTTTGCCACTATTATTCACTCTCTCTTTCTCCAAGTAAAGAATCCTCCAACTGAGATTCATCATAAATTACTTTACTCATGAATTTTTCAACAGTCATATTAGTTACACTAGAGCGAACAGAATTATAATCTGATTTAATAACATCATTAACTAATAAACTTGTCGCTGTCATCGTACAAGAAATATCTTTAATATCCATATCTTCGGTTGCTGTTTCAAATTCATGTTCTTCCGCAATGGCAAGTTGAACTTTTGGATACCAAAAAGCACTTTTTTCACCATTAGATAATGGTCCAATAGCACCTACCGCAAAATATGGCATTTCTTTAGGTGTTGATTTTGAAAAAGAAACACCATTCTTACTAACAGCACCTTTCATTTTATCCCAAATAGCAATTGGAATAGCCACGTGATCTAATGTTAATTCATGCTGTGTTTCTCGACTTACACGTGCAAATAGTTTATTAGAAGCCCATTTATCTTTTGTGCTACCATTACCTTTAATGCCTAATTTTACAATGTTTGGCAATCTCCAAATTTCACTATCAAATGTCGGCCCCGAACTTACTGTTTCTGATTGTGTCCACATTACAATGAATAAATCATCGATACCAATTGGATATAATAATTGTTTGTCTTTCGTACTAATACTTGACATGCTACTCATCCTTTCATTTTATTCATTATTTTTTTAGTCATAATCATCTCTATTTGACTTTTATATTGTTCAAATGTTCCGCTGGCAAAATGTTGCGCTTTTTGATTTACTGTTCCATTTTCAGCGAATCGCCAATAAAAAGCTGTATCTTCAAAAACTACTTCTACACCTTCATTAGTTACTTCAACTTTTAATTGATCTCGCATATGTTTCTTTTTAAGTAATGATTTAGGGACTTTAGGAAGTAGTTTATTCAAATAAAAATTTGCAGCTTCTTCTAATGATTCTTTTGTTATTTCTTCTGTAACTTCCGCTATCGTTCCTAAATGATTAGCCATATCTAAAAATCCGTTATTACTCATTGTAAATAGTCACCTCTGTATAAAAATTAGTAATCGTATCATCATTTTCATCTCCTTGTATAGAAGAAAAACCATTAAAATGAATACTATAATTTTTAAAGCTTTTTTTTAACGGATTCAAATCTTGTTCAATTCCTTTTGTAAAAAGCGATACTTGATATAATCCTTTAGACACAATAAATTTATTTGAAGCCCATTTTTGAGTTTCTCCAATATACAAATAAATAAGATACGGATATGGTGTATTCTTTGGTGCTTGATCTCTAAAAACTTTATAGCCAGAATCCAAGAGTGCCTTTTTAAATGTTTCAAAATCAGTCAACATAAGCCAAACTCAACTCCATTTCTCGTTTATCCATATTTGTGTAAATACGAGTGATTTTATAGGTCACAGAATCGATTCTAACAGCGCTAAACTTTTCTGTGATAGATTTATCCAATCTCACTTTAATCCGTCTGACAACGTCTGTTTTGGCTTGCTGTGAAAGATATTTTTCTTGTGCAGTTACTCCAATATCTTCGTACCATAAAAGCCTATTAAGTTTATAGGTCGTAACTACTTTATCGTTCGAATCTGTTTCTTCTTTTACATTTAGCAAGTCCGCTTTCCATCGAAACCTATTCGTCTGCCTCTTCGGCATGTTGAATCACTCCTTGGATGATAAATGGCGTGATCGCATTCAACGCCTTATCTAATTCATCTTCTGAAACACGATATTCATAAGCAATACCAGCAACCATCAAAATTAAATATTCTTCTTGCCCTCCAGTTGCAGTTTTTACATAATTTTTTGCCATATTTAAATAAAAAGAGAGCATGGAATCATCCATCCCCTCTTCAAAATGAATATGTGCTTTGAATTTTTCTTCTAAAGATAATGTTTCAGCTTCGTTATTCACATTAACCACCTACTGGTTTTGTAATTTCATAACGATAAACAGCTGGCTCGAATGGTGAGTAAACTAATTGTCCATCTAACAAGTTGTAAATTTGGAAACCAACTTGATTTTTTCCAGAGAATTTTTCAACCAATTTTTGAATTTCTAACGCTCCAATAACTTCTTGAATTTTGAAAGCAGAAAAATCACCAAAATATAATACTGGTGTATCTGGTTCACCTTTTTTATCTGCTGCATCGGTCCAATCAACTGGATAACCAACTAATTGATAACCAATACCACCTTCTGCTTGCGTGAATGGTCGTAACAATGGGAATCCATCATCTGTTTTCATTTTTTCAATAGCAGTTAAAGCTGCACGATTAATAATAAAACGACCTTTTTTCATTACTTCTGTTACTGGTGTATTTTTAAATTCAATCAATGCATCATATAATTTTTGACCAGCACCTGCAGCTGTTAAATCTACAGGTTTTTCAAATGCAACAGCTTTTTTAGCTAAAGCTCCTGGGTTTTCATTTCCTGCATCGTCGCCATTAAACATATAATTAATTTCTTTGCGAACATATGCTTTTTTCAATTCTTCTACAACAATATCTTCTACTGGCACACCAGACATTTTTAATAGTTTTTTCGTTACAGTTGCCAATGCATCAAATTCTGCTGGATCAAGTAAAATTTCATCAAATTGAATCGCTGTTTCAGTAATATCTGTCGTACGTTCTTTTTTGTTTACATTAGCCTCTGCTTTTTTCACAAGAATTGGATACTTCACATCGCCAGCCGTGCGAATCACCGTTCCGTATTTACGCAATAAGTTTTCTTCTTGAGCATAAGAAATCACTTCGGATGCAATCACTTCTGGTACTGTCACTGAACCATTGCCTGTTTCAATACCTAATGAACGTGCTTCACTTTCTGAAATATTACCAACAACGAAATCGGCAAATGCTTTACGAATTTGTTTTTCACGTTGTTCATTAGACATCGCATTTCTAGCCTCCATTCCTTCATGAATTGTGCGTAACAAGCCATCACGCTGTTCTTGACTAATCATGCCGCCACGATTTTCTTCATTTTTATCATTGTTATTTTCGTTCGTATCTTTCTCACGATCTTCTTTATTTTCATCATCAGTATTATCGGATTTGGCGGTTCCATCATCGCCTTTACCATCACCAGATTCTGAATTATCATCCCCTAATTCAGCTTTAATGGCTTTTAATTCATCGATTAAACCATCGATTTCTTCATTAACTGAATCTAAATCTGCTTCACGCACTTCTCCAGATTCAATTTTGCCTTGTAAATCACTTAATCGTTTCTCGTGACGAGCTTGTAATTGACGTAATAATTCTTTGTTCATAATAAATTCCTCCTACGCTTCAAGCGCTGTTTTGATTTTTTCAATTAATTTTTTTCTAGTTTTAATATCTTGCTTCATTTCTTGTTTGTTTCTTGCTAGTGCTGCTTCTGTATCTTCGTAAGCAGGTAAAGAAACAATAGAAACTTCATACAATTCGACTTCATGGATAGTTCTTAAAACTGGGTCTGAACTATAATCCCAAGTTTCTTCCGTTGGATAAAAACCAAAGCTACACTGATTAATGTCCCCACGTGACATTGATTGAATCAAATCATTGGCAACAGTTGTATTGGGCAACTCAACTTCAAATCGTAGTCCCTTATCATCTTCTTCAAGTTTCAAAGTTCCACTTCTTGTGCGCCCTAATACTTTGCCCCAGTCATGATCGAATAAACAACGAACATCAGAATTTGACAAAGCACGACTGAAAGCTCCAGGCTTAATCACTTCATTTAGGCCTTCCCATAATTCTGTTGGACTATTAAACACCGCCGCATAGCCAGTAACAATCTGTGTTTGACTATCTTCTTCGCTTCTTGTTTTAAGGTTTGTGATGTCAAATGTCCGAATTTCCTGTTTCTTCATTCTTACCCCCTCCCTTCAAGTCATCCTCTGTTGTCAATGAGTTATCGGTAGCATTCTTTTTGCCGATTTCCGTTAAATCATTTGAAATATAGATGGCTTGTGTTGCTTCAGTATTTTGTCTAGGAAAACCAAGCATTTCTGCCACATTATCAGGACTGGTAATACCAGTTCGAACAATGTTGTACCCAATGTTTGTTTTGGTAGAATAAGGTACAAAGTCCAAAATATTAATTTTCCATTCCACTCGATAACCAGAATTAGGCATAAAAAAAAGAGCCGAGTAATGCTCGCTCTTATTTTTTAATATTGGTTTAATTGCTTTGTTGTGCAGATACATCATTGCTTTTTCAATATCTGTTCTCATTAATGCTTGATAAGTATTTACATCTATTCCTAAAAATTTTCCTAGGTCTTTTTTATAAACACCCAAATAATTAAGAATAGCTGCATCATCAATTGGGCTTTTTAAAGTATCAATTGAGTATCCTTTACCTAAAGGAATCATTTTAACTGAATAACTATCATTATCTTGCGTTTCCTCCAACTGATTTAAAATAGCTTTTACTATCTTTTGTTGAGCGTTATTATTTGGATTGATATGCGCATCCAGCTTTAACAAGAAAGCAAGCAAGCCGCCTTTCTTATATTTTTCTGTCAAAACCTTTTCAGCACTTAAAACACCTTCTAGCGTGCTTTTTGCAAGATCAATAATTCCAGCACCTTTTAAGGAATCCACACCAATATTTTTTATATGACGAATCATACTCCCTGGTATTGGTTGGCCATTCATTGAAAATTTTTCAATCAAACGATCATCTAATTTCGTTTGAACACCATATCCTAAATGTAACTGGTCATTATCTGTAATAGGAAAAGCTTCTCCATTGATTAACAATGTATTTGTTTCAAGCTTTGCAAATTCAAAACCAGTTAAATAATCATTAGGATTTTTCAATATGTTTAGCAAGAAATGGTTTTTGACTTCTTCGCCATCAGGGCCAATTACTACTGGCTCTGCTAGTGCAACTTGATTAGAAATATCTTGTACCAATTCATAAACATCAGACGATTCCATAATAGAAGAATCGTTAACAAAACGTTGTGAATATCTTGTTACATTGCCATAAATATCTTCAATCCAGCCACGCTTTTCCAAAAATCCATATACAGCATTTGAAAGTCTATCTCTTAGCTTCAAAATCTCACCGCCTTTCTATTATCGATAGATAGAATCTAAATATTCATCCATATCATCTTCGTTGACATCAATCATTTGATCCATTGTTTCCTTATGCGCACAAAGGAAAGCAACAAATCCATCGATCTTTCTCTTTGACTGGTTTTTACTTGGTACTTTACGGCCTTGAAAATCCATTTTGACAACCACATTTAAAGCGCAATACAAAAATAAAGGATTATCAAACATAATCCTTTGCTCATAAAATAATCGCTCGGCATCTTCAAGCGGCGAGTTCAATACTCTTGCGTACTGATCAACTTGCACACATTCCAAGCCTAAATTTTCTAATTTTTCAACTAATCGGTCACTCATCGCTGGATCATAATTGACTTGTTGAACATCATAAAAATCCATGCAATCTTCAATAAAATGAAATATTTGTTCTTGGTCAATTAACTTACCATCACAAAATTCAACAAATCCTTGTTCTGCTAATTCAGAATACGGCACATTATCTTCCTTTTCTCGAAAATCAATATTTTCACTAGGAATAAAATATAATTGTTTTACTTTGAGTATCGCTTTTCCTTCGGCATCCCATGTAGGAAAATTTAATGATACGCAAGTTAAATCTCGGCTTTTAGATAAGTCCAAACCAATCCAACAAGGCTCCCCACTTAAGTTTCCTAATTCATTTGTGGGAACCAAACACGGTTCCACTTGATCTTGTTCAAAGAAATTATCTGCACCATTCACAAACACATCTAAATGCTTCGTTAAAAATTCAGCTTTCGAGTGAGCGGAACGTTGCGCAGTTTTAAAGGCTGATTCTAAAGCAGACAAATCAACAGATATTCCCCAGTTAGGATTGCACATTTCCCAAACTTTTTTATCTGTCCAATCGTATCCTTTATTTGGTTCATAAATCAAAACAAAGTTTGAATCATTATCATCACGCTTCAAGACTTCTTTTGCTTCTTTATAAACACGAATACCAACCGAACTACTTCCTTTACCAGCTGTAGAAATATTAAACATTAACGGCTGTGGCAATGAAATTTGTGCAGATTTAAAGTTATCGTACTGCTCCATTTTCTCTTGTTTATGCAGCTCATCATTTAAAACAAAATATGGATTGGAACCTTCTATGTTATCAATGTTTTTTGTCTGAACAATAAACTTATTTGTATAAGCCATATCTACATATAAATAGTCATACGTAATACTTGAAACGGTGCCTTTTGGACCTTTAAATATTTTAGTCCCATCTAATAGCACTGGATTATTTAGTATAGTAGCGGCAAAAGGCTTAGCAGCATACTGAGCTTGCGCAAAATCAGAAGCACATGCATAGCAATCGACAGATAAGGCGCCTTCGCCATACATCGCATACCCCAACGCACCTACCGCTATTAGTGTTTTCCCATTTTTCTTTGGTATTTGTACGTATGCCTCACGAGTAACACGGACTACTTGCCCTTTTTCATTTTCTTTTACCCAGCCATAAATCCAAGAATAAATGAATTTTTCCCATGGCTCTAAAAGAAATGGTTTACCTACCATATCGCCTTTTGTATGAACAATAAAAGATTCTACCCAGTCCATCATTTCATTTGCACGATCAACATCAAACCAAATATCTTTTCGTTTCTTCCATCGATACCAACGATCTATTGCTAAACGAACCGTTTTTGGATATTTCTTAGGATGCTTTCGAACTTCTTTCGCAAATAAATCAGCATAATTTACACCAGGTTCAATCATGTTTCATTCCCTACCTTTTTACGCCATTTTTTCCGATGTTCTGCCAATTCATCTACAGGCTTTTCTTCTGGCCGTTTCATTTCTTCATCTGCTCTAGCTGTTGAACCACCAGTAATTTGTCTGCCTGTTTTTGACTTATTGGTCAATCCTAATAAATCCAATGCTTTCATTTTTTTATCGGCCCAAACTTCGACTTGTTGCGCTAGTGGATGCTTGCTATTGTTAGTAGCTCCAGCCTTGTTTGTTGTTTTTTGGGTTTCGGGAAATCCTTTTTCTTTCCACAACATGTATTTGTATTGGTAAACTTCAAAAATATCCAAGTATGATTCAATCAATGGATCAAGAGTAATTGTGTATAAATCAGACTTGCGCATAATTTCTAAAATTCGCGTTTTTTCGTGATTAACTTTTTCATCAATAATCGCCTTGCGTTGCGCTTTTGTGGTCATTTTTTATACACCCCCCTTTTATTTTTAAAATTTTTGACCTAACGACACGCGTGACTGCCCCCTACCCTATCCCCCGACAAAAAATTTGAATCGAATTTGATAGGGGGGCTTCATTTTTTTAAAATTTTTAATTGAGTTGGACAATTACATTTCGGACATTTTAAACCTTCTAACAATTTATGTGTTTTTATTTCCCATTTACATTTAGGATTGATACACCAATGCTTTGTTAACTGCTGTTTCATATTTACTTCCTCCTAAAATAAGATGGAAAAACTTTTTTCTCATCTGCTTCATTTTCTTCAATCACATGACACTTCGGACACAACAAACGAATATTGTTTGGATCAAGCTTGAGCATTTCGTTCTTCTTGATTGGTATTATATGATGCCGATGTGCTTGCCTTCCAAATACAAAACGACCACATCTTTGACAACATCCATTTTCTCTTTCATAGACAAAGTCAGCGACATCTTGCCATGCTTTTGTTCGATAAAATGATTTGTTGTCATGATGATAAACATTGCTTGGCTTTTTCTTTTTTCTAGACTTCCTAGCATGTTCGGAACAATAAGCCCCTTTTTCTGTTGTATTAGAGCAACCTTCAAACTGACAATAACGCATTATTCAGATTTTTTAATAATATTGAGAATGTCACCTTTTGCACGTGCAGCACTTGGAATCTCAATACCTTTTCGTTTTGCATATTCACGCAATTCTTTTACATTCATTTCTTCTAATACAACAGATTCATCAGACGGAACAAGCTCATCTTGTTCTTCATCATCAGCAGCACTTGCAGTTGTTAATAATCGTTCGCCTTTTATTCCATCAGTATCAATCGTTACATTCCCAACAGTAATTGGTAAACCACCAACATATAAATCAGCTTCTTTACTTAGCATTGATTCAGGATTTTCAGTAACTTCAAAATCTGGTTCTTGGCCTTTAGGAACAAACACATTTCTTTTTTCTTCGGTATCCCAATACTCTGAACCAGATGCTGAACTTCTAGTTAATACACGCATTGTTTATCACTCCTTATACACGATAAAATTTAAACTTGCCATTCGAATCAATAAGCGTATAACCTTTTTTATCAATCACTAAATGATCACCATTGCTATACTCAACAATCATTCGATTGTTTTTTATTTTTGCACTTAAAATAAAATGCTTGTTTCTTTTCTTATCTAAATACCTGGGTCTATATACCATTAATACTCACCTCTCTGAAAAGAATAACTGACACTTAGACCACTCTTTTATGCCGTACAAAAAAACATTTTCCAAATAACATTAACCAAGAACAAGTAAATGCTCCATTTTCATTTCTATATTTTGTTTTAAATAATCCTGTTTTCATTTCATTCATCCTTTCAAAATGAAAAGACGACAACTAAACGAATAGCTGCCGTCTTTGATATTTTTTGACAATATTAGAATAACACATGAAAATCAATATGTCGGTACTATGTTGGTACTGTACGTACTATACTTTTTTAGAAAATTGAACCATTCGCATAATTTCAGCATGTTTATTTTTTATATACTGATAACTATAGCCAGTTTCTTTTGCTATTGCTTCAAGTGTTAAACCTTCAACATATTTCAATTTTAAAATCTTTTGATTTAAACCTTTGAACTTATCAATAAGTTCAATAATTTCCTTGCGCTCTTTTTTAAGTTGCTCTACTCTCTGATTCAATTCTTTGATCACTCCCTTTAGGTGATTTTGTTTTTCTAATGAAGTTAAGAACGTTTGATGTTTTGCTAAATCGCCATCACTATCTATATAATTGGACCATCGAGCATATTCTTTTTCGTTTAGTTCAATAGACAATTTTAGTTCAAATAATTCATTATCAATAGCAACTAATGAATTTACCCATTCATATATTTGAATCACCCCTTATTCTAAAAAGTGTGGTAGTGACATACTTATGACACACTTTTATTTTGAAAGTATATCCTAGCTAACACCTACAGCCACTTAACATACAGGCTAATTGCCATCTTTGGCACACTTTTTTGACTATCTTATATATATATTATTAATATTATATATTCTTCTTTTTTTCTTTAAGTAATAAAAAAAAGTATGGTAAATATGGTAATGAGGTAAAATTCCCTTTAATACCAATGATTTTAAGGTGACACACTTTTCAAAAAAAAGTGTGTCCAAAGTATGGCTTTTTATAAAAAGTATGGCAATTATTCTTCATTCACTTCAATTTTCTTATAATAGAAGTATCTTTTCCCCATTATCATCCTTCTTTCCTTTTCATAACCCAAAGATTTAAGACGTTGCGTAAATTTTGTTTGTGTATATGGCTTACTTCCAGATTCCTCACAAGTTTTCAAGTATTCGTCATAAACACCTTTTGTTGTCATATTCTCGTCAATCCCACATTGATGAATAAACGTTAAAATAGAATCACTTTCAACAAAATATTCTTCTGTGACTTTCGCGACAGTTTCAGAAGAGGAAAGTTGGCCGCCATTGTTAATAATCCGTTCCATAGCTTTTAAAGCAAGATTTAATAAGTAAGACTTCGCGTTATCAGACGATAATTTTTCGTCAATTTTTGGGTCTGCTTTTTTGACTTTGTTTTCACATGGAATAATCACCACACGACGAGCAATCCCACCTGATTTATCTTTAAACGTTGGCATTTCGTTTGCTGTGAAAATTAACGTTGCTTTATTCTTTAATTTATATGGCTTGGAATAAATCGGACGAACCATAATAGTGTTTCCTGATGCCAATGTTTTAAAATTCATCGATTTTTCCATATAACCTGCATCAATATCATCTCCGATGTTTACAAGCTTACCTTCTAATTCCATCACCGACGTTTGGTCATTGAATTGTTCTAATGCCAGATTTAAACCTAAATCCCCAATAAATGAATTAAGCATTTCTAAAAAAGTGGATTTTCCATTTGCCCCAGATGAGCCAACCAAGAAAAATACTTTATGCGGAAAACCTGCAGTCATTAAAATATGACCAAGTAATTCTTCAACAATTATGCGTAAATCTTTCTTATCTGAAACAAGAAAGTCCAGAAATTCATCCACTGTCTTATCATATGCATCTGGATCATAATCAACATCTAAAAAGAACGGTGTAAATTCTCTGGTCGACATTGGTATAATTTCGGCACCGTCTAACATGAAATCATTACGAAACTGAATTGGAAAATCTGCAGCTTCAATCAATTCACCTTTAATTTTTAATAAGTCTAAAATTTGCTTCCATTTCGCTGGCAGTAGTTTTATGCGCTTATCAATTTTTCGTAGTAGCTTATTTTGGTCGTTAATCCAATAATTATCTTCTTTATGAAAAATAGAACCATTGAAAAACTTCACCTGAAATTCTTTAGCCAATGCCTCACTCGTTATAATCATGTCTTTTGGATCAAGATATAACTGTTCGCGAATTTCTTTCTCATTCACCGAATTAACCAATGCATGAATATCAGTAGATGGCAGTGATTCTGCATAGACATCATTATTAATAAATTCAGCTATTTTCATTAATGTATCGTAATCAAGTTCGTACATTTCACGAACTGTCATCAAATGAGAATAGAGCGAACTGTTTCTTGCTCCTTCTTTCATGCCAGCAAGTACATTTTTTACTTTTACTGGCAATAATTCGAGTGGCAAAGTAGGCAGATCATCAAACATTTCAAATGTGCCATGCATTTTTCTAAGTTGGCCATTTTGTTTAATTGTTGCTGTTGATTTATTGCCTGTTTTGTAATCAACTAGTGCACCTGAAACCGTTAATTTCTTGGTCCAGTTTTTTAATAAAATTTTATGGCCATTGATTTGGACAGGTCGTTTATAGTAAAGGTGAATACCACGTTTGGTTTCAAAAGCCATAGTTGGATATTTTTCTAATATTTTACGGCCAATTTCTGGGAACTCATCAAAATCAACCACAACTGTTTCTTTATTTAACAAAATAGCTGCATTATCTAATTTTGATAAATCAGTATAGAAATCATCCAAACTTTTTTGGTCTGGCTTTTTCTCGCCTGGGCTTAATTTTATAAAATTTAACACACTATTTTTTCACCTGCCTTAGAAAATATTTTTTTCAATTTGGTTAATATACCACTGAACATCAATATCTTTTTTTGTAGCTATACTTGAAGATAAAAATTTATCTGGCGAACCTGGTAGTTTTGAATGTAAGTCTTTTTTTACTTGAAAAACACCACCGTATTTTTTGTTCGTGGTTGCAATTCCACACACAGTATTATTCATTCGTTTGTACGTTTGATTTACTCTTTGTTCGATGTGTTCAAAATCGCCTTGTAATTTACCAATATAATAAAAATCTTCAATATCACCATTTTTGAATTGCTGAATAATAAAATCTTGTGGTTTGATGTTAGCAACTACATTTGCAAACACACCAGCACTGACAATTGGCATATTATTAGATAAATAAGTAGGTGGTGCAAATATTCCTTTACGAATAAAATCACCATCAGTTGTTTGGAACACATAATCATTAACCGCTTTTTGCCATACCTGTTTTATTGATGTTACAGACACATTCACATGTAATTGTTCACACCAACGATTTAATAAATCCCGAATCAGCGGCTCCATGATTGGATTTATCTTTACAAGAATGCCGTCAGTGTTAGTTTGAATTAATTCTTCAACAAAGTGTTCCAAAACCAAAATCAAATGCGTAATGATTAATTGACCACTAACTGTTACTGAAAAAAACTTTTGTGGATCATACATAGCTGAATAAGGATTATTCATTGAGCCATTCACTGCGTTAATTAACGTCTTGTAAGTTAGTTTTTCTGTCTGAACCTTTTTATCGTACAAATCAGAAAAAGCACTAGGATTTTTTATACTTCTACTTAGAAAATTATTATTCAAAATAATAGTTGGAAAGAACTGCTTCACATCTATAAGTAAAAAATGTCCTTTTCCTTTGTATTTTTCTTTTGCTGCATGCAACCCACCAAAACCATATATATGCGTTAACCCTGCTAATGTCATTTTGAACTTTTCCGTTTTGAGTTTTTCCTCTAGCGTATTCTTATAATTATTTTTTATTGATTCATAGAAATTTAACACGCGGTCAGGTAGTTCATGCTTAGGTACATTTTTATCAATATCAAAAAATAAAATATTTGGGCGCTTCGGCATTTTCTTAGCTTGTAAAATTTCTGCAGCTAAATTTGCACGTGTTTTTGTCACAGATCGTGGTGATAAATCAAATTCTTTCACTATCTCGAATTTTGTTTCTAAATATTCTTCACGTTCTTCAAAAATCTTTTCGCATACGTCAATTCGCTTCTTGCAAAATTCTTCTAACGTTTGCGCTGAAATATCCATACGTAAATTAAACGCTATTTCTTCAATAGTGCAATTTCTGGCTTCTTGGCTTAAATCAATACAAAGCTGTTTTTGTAAAAAGGAACTTTTTCCATCAGTTAAAATTTTGGCCAAGAATTTATCTGTTCCACGATGATTACCATAGCTAACAAGATAAGTGACAGATGAAAGAGCCTGTGTTAGGCTCTCTCTGTCATTTGCAATAGTATACGTGTTATCCGTTTTGAAAACTGCCAGCCAATCATTTTTATTTTGGTATAACCAGTAAAAAGTAAACATTGGCTAAGCCCCTTTCTTAATTTTTAAAATGGAATTTCTTCATCAGAAATAACAGACACATCATCGGCTTCTGATTCATCTTCATACGCAACAAAATCATAATTTTTATATGGTTTTGATGGGTCTTTTTTATTTGGTGATGAGGTAATCACTAAAATATATTGGCTACCGATTACATCTTGAAAAGCTGCGGCAAGCGTTTCTTCATCTTCCCAATCATCATCAGTCAATTGCAAACCAACAACGCTTGCCAGTTTCCCTACTAATTTAATGTTTTTATTTAAAATAAATGGTTTTACTGCATTTTCATCAAAACCTAAGTTAATAAATTCCTTTCGTCCTGCAGCTTCACCAATAGTGACTTCATTTGTGAAAGACAAAGCTTCCCAACCACTATTGAAAATTTTATGCTCTACATTTTCCAACGTTACATCATATTCACCATCAGGAAGTCCATCAAAATCTCCTGCATTTGGATTATCTGTTTTTGGATCGAATCCTGCCAATACTTCACTTGCTAAATCTTTTAATCCCATGTTAAATTCCTCTTTTCAATATATTTTTAGTTTTATTTTTTTGTTGTCTTTTAAATTTTTGGTTTGATACGGCGTTGAACACTCGCTGTTTTTGCTGGTTCCACTTTAGATGCCGTTTGATTAACTGGTGCTGTCGCTTTTGCCTTTTGTTTAGTTGGCTTAGTTTCACTAACTTCATCAGTTGCTTTTTCACTGGGTGTATCTTCTGCTGATTTCAAGATATCTTCGTTTTGCTCTAATTGCTTAACGATTTCATCTTGCTTTTTCTTCGTTGTTTTTGCTGTTCGTCCAAAAACTCCAGTGATAGTATCTAAAATTCCTAGAATGGTGTCATCATCAACTTGATCACGCATATAGTCTTTGCGACGTGCTTTTGCTACTCGAATATAATTCTTTCCAACTTTTTTACATTGAATAGATAAGTCACAATTACCATTTACAATATTTTGGTGTTTTTCTTTCAATGAGGGAATCTCAATTTCTGTAGTCCCTTCAAGTTTTGTCGCATTTCTTGAAATGTAGATAACATTCATTGGTAATGATTTCAATTCAATGACCAGCTGTTGAAAAATGTTAGTAAATGCTGCATACCCTTTTCCGTAAGGAATATCACCCAAAGTTTCAACGTCTTCCTTATCACAGATATATTGCTCAATCATTACTACAATATCGTCAATTACATCAAGAACCACTGTTTCGTAAGTATGTTTTTCAGTCTGTAGTGCAGTGATTAATTTATCTAGCTGATCAATCACTGAACGTTTAATCTTTCCGTTTGAATCTTTAATATTTCTAAGCTGAACGGATGGCACAGTGTTTGCTTCTGCATTTCCATCAGTGTTAAAAATAACTGGGTTTGGAAATTGTGAAGCTAGAAAAGATTTTCCGCCCATAGTAGGACCCCAGATAAAATAATTACGTGGTGTATCTTTTGGTGTTTGTGGTTTATTTGGTGGTAAAATACTCATGCTAAAAATCCTCCTTCAACGATTTCTTTGCTACGTGCAAATTCTTCGGTCACTTGTGCTTCATAGTAATCACCAAAATCTTTATGGTTTTTAGAAACAATGTTTTGTTTAATCACTGAGCCTTCGGTTTCATCAATAATTTTTTGAATTTCTTCTTCGGCTTCTTTCCGTGTAGTAGCATAAAATTTTCGTGTATTTTGTAATTTTCTAATCATGTTATTTTTCCCCTTTACTTTCTGTAATTTTTATAAAACCTTTAACTGGTGATTTTTTTAAATACTTGTTGTAAATATCAGGCTTTTCTTTTTTTAAGGTTGTACTATCAACTGATTCACGAATAGTTGGTAAAATACGAGTAATCAAAACGTCACCAGTATCAATACTTTTAATATCTTGTTCTTCCATTTTTTGGTAAAGAAGCTCACGGAACTCTTTTTGTTGTTCTTTTAATTGTTTAATTTTCTTGTTAAAGTCCAACATTTCAAGTTCAAAGCGTTCTACACGTGCAACTAATTTATTTACATCATTCCCGATAGAATAATATTCAGTTTCAGTCATATCAGGTTTTTCTTTTAAATATTCCACACGAATCCAAAAAGTTTCGATTGAATCCAGAATCTTTTCAATTTGTCCTTCGTCGCGTTCAACTTCTTTTATTTTCAATAGTGAAGAATCAAATTCTAAATCAAAATCAGATGGTCTTTGATACATGGCTAACCAGCCATAATCGCACCCTGTTTGGTAGAAATAAAGTTGCATTTGAGCTTCATAAACAGCAATTGTTGGTTTTGTTCCATGTGTTTTAATTTCCAATAAAATTTTATTTTCGTTATCAATACCATCAACATTTGAACGAATATAGTCGTCTTTATCAATAAATGTTTCTGGATGAAAATTTAAACTATTCATGGTATTAATGTACTCACGTATAGCAGGCTCCATTTTGTTACCAAAATTTATATACGGATTGCTAATTTGTTCTGGTACTACAATGCCAGCTTTTTCTTTGGCTAATTCAAATTGTGTTTTATATTTTGAAAGGCCAAGAATAACTGGTACATCTGAACCACCAACATATTGTGTACGTTTTTCAGTTACATTTTTATCTTGCTTTTGCACACCAAACATGTTATTCCTCCTGTCTTTATTGTGTTATTATTTAATTTAAAAGGTGGTGATTATTTTGACATTCAAAAAGTGGTTAAAAACTTTTGAAAGTGTAGATCATCCAATTGGAGATTTAGCCAGAGATGTTCTATCTGATAAAGATTTTCCCAACAAGATTAATAGTGTTGAAGATATTACAGAGTATTTAAGTAGTAAGAGAGCATCAACTGCTGCAATTTCTACTGCTGAAAATGCATATTTATACTATTCTCTTGATGAAAATTTAGTTACTTATGTTAACAACGAATTAGTTTGGAGAAATAAAAATTAAAGTTTCAAATTGGGATGGAAGTTCAATCAACTTGTGGTCATATTTTTTCATCAAAGTAATCATGTACTCTTGATAAATACCACATTGATAAGATTGAATTTCTTTCCTTTTTTTTAGTTCTTTTAATAACTCTTCTGTTGATACTTCTTTTAAATCCATCATTTTACCATCCCCTCACAATTTAGTTTTTATATACAATTCTTCTGAAAAATCTTCTTTGTTTTCTAAGGCTTGGTAAACGGCTTGTTCAATTGTCTGTTGCGTTATAAAACGATAAACCGTTACTTTCTTAGTTTGTCCATTACGATAAGCTCGGCCTAGCGCTTGACTATAATCTTGATAAGAATAAGTTGGTGTATAGAAAATAACTGTATTCGCGTATTGCAGTTCAATTCCTGCGCTACCAGCCATATATTGCACAAAAGTGACACTATTCTTCAATGATTTCCAAGACTGCTTTGGCGGTAAATTAGAATGCTTTCCGTTTACTTCAAAAAATGTTTTATTTTTAATTTTTTCTTTCAATGCTTCAATTTCTTTTTGATAGTAATAGAAGATAATGATGTTGCTTTCTGTACCTTCACAAAGCATTTGGGCATAGTCTAATTTGTCTTTTTGGTTCGCATAGTATCTCAACCCATGAGCCAATTTAGATGGTGTATCATATTCTTCATCACTTAGTACCCTATCTTTGGCCACAGTCATATACTCTTTACTCTTTTTGAATTTCACATCTTCAAAAATCAATGGTGGCAAATCTAATGCTTCATCTTTCGATATTGAAATAGTGAAAGAATCATATTTTGAATACAATTTTTCTTCATGAAGCCAGCCTTCAATTTTAGGTACTCGTCGTGTACCAAGATACATAGTTCCCCATTTTGCATGCTGGTCATTCATTTCTTTTTTTGATTTAAAATAACCAAACATGATGAAATAGTTGTACGTATCTTCCCAGCCGTTACTAGCTGGCGTTGCTGTTAAAAGAAGAAAATGACTGGATTGTTTTGTTAGTTTTGCAGCTGCTTTCCCACGTTGTGAAGTTGGATTTTTGATATAATGTGCTTCGTCAAAAATGACAAACCAACCTTTATACAGTTTGTAACTATCTGTTAATTTCCCATAACTTAGTTCAGTAAATGAAATTTCAATTTTGTAGAAATCACACACGGCCTGTATATCTCTTCGCCATCCGCCTTCTTTGATTTTCTGCGGTGGAGCAACAATTAAAATTGGTTCTCCTCTGCTATATTTCAAATATTGATGAATTGCAGTGATTGTTTTTCCTGTTCCTGTATCCATTGCTAATAGATAATTGGCATCGATTGAATCAATTATTTTCTTTTGAAAGTCATATAACATTTCTTTGCTTGAGCATTGTGGATACATCGTCCACACTTCTTGCGACAATACTTATCCCTCCTGCTTGTTCGATTCTTTTCAGCTTGCTTTTTTGTAATGCACTGACAACCCCACCACTTGGCCGCTTTACTTCAATAGCAACAAAATGGCCATTAACACAAGCCAAAACATCAGGTGTTCCTGCAGGCTGATACATTGAACCATGCACTTTCAAATAATAAGCACCTACAGAATCGAGATATTTTTTTATCTGGTTTTCAACTTTCTTTTCTGGTCCACTCATTTAATAAAATCATTTAACGTTATGGTTAAACATTCCCACGCTTCAAATGCTTGGATTCCCTGTTTTCTAAGGTAATTAACAAGTGTTGTTTTTCCCGTAGGCTCCTGCGGACCTTTCACAATGATTGGTTTTCCCCATTTATATGCTTTTAATATCTGCTCTTTTTGCTTCGATGTTAAAAAGTCAGGAAGTACTATCTTTTTATTGCTCATCAACTTTCACCGCCAATTCCTGATAAAATCCAGGTACTTTTTCTTTTAGTTCTGTTTCTGTGAAACGTTGTTTTAGCCAAGTATGTTTTCTACTAGCAAACCATGTCTTATCTTTATAGCTTAGATACTGAACTTCTCCATCCGTTGTTTTTAAACAAGACAAGGGAATTTCATACATCGGTTCTTTTTTCACTGTGTAACCATCAAGAATCGCACGTGTATGCAGTTCTTTGTTTTCTTCTACTTCTTCCGTCCAATCAAAGCCTTCCGAAGGAAGCAGCGTTTTATCTGTAATAGGATCTTTCAACCAGTGATCCCATCCCATCTTAGTAATTTGCCAAATACACCAACTTTTATAATCAATATGTGCTTCTTTACTGTTCTGAACCCATTCGTCAAATTCTTTTGAGACTTCGATTGATTTTTTAGGTGAAGTTGCTGTCCATTCAATCAAACTTACACCGTCAATTTCGATAATTTGTTTAAAGGTATGAGTATCCGCATACAATAATCTCTTTTCCTCTTCACTTACGCTTATAAATGTTTCCGCTCCAAGCATATGAAAAATATCAATTTCCGTTGGCTTATCACCACCAGTCCAGCTATAACCTAGCGTTTCCAAAAAGGTCATTAAGTTATCGTATGCTTCTTGCGTTTTTACATGATAATAGTTTTTCATTTGCGTTTCTCCCCCTAAACCTTTGACAACTTAATCGTTGTTTGTACTTCGTATACTTGACCACCCAATTGTTCTGCTACAAAATTGGCGTACTCTAGTCCGTTAGAGCTAACAACTTGAACAGTTCTTCTATCGTATCGTTCATTTTTTACAGTTGTAACAGGTTCATCTTCGTAAAAACGTTTCGCCTCGTTTACATCACTGGTAAACCCAAAGCCTAGATACTCACGGCTATTCCCTTGATAACTTCTTTTGATATAAAGTTTTCCAATTTTAATGACAAATTCTTTTTCCATGTGTTACACTTCCTTTGTATAGATTATTTATTTAATGGCTTACTTCGTTGGCGGACGAGGTAGGCTCTT